TTGTTTCTTATCAAATCCCATCTTATCGAATAGCTCTTTACAATCCTCATCGCTCATCATACCTGCCATAACCTTGATGTCAGACATTTTCATCGCTGGATGTAGTTCGCATAACAATTTTTCAATCTTGTTAGCTGACTCTTTGCCAGGAGCCTTGGCATATTGATGATAGTATTTTTCACCTGTACCTACTGTAGCACACAGCTTCCACAACAATGCTTCATGATTCTTACTCAAGTCCCAGTGATTCAAATTTACACGTTCATTGGTCCTTTCTATAAACCATTCATGAACTCCTTTATCACTAGAGCTGACATTCGATGTATATCTCATCAGCACATATGGACTGAATCCTTTGACCTCTTCCTCGGTCAGAGTATCATAGAATCCGTAGTTCCTAGAATCAACGGCGTTGAGTACCTTAGTTAAGTCAAGTTTTGGCTTTGCTTTAGGTTTTGGTGTTTTTGCGGTTGCCATATCGTTTTTCGTAATCTGCTGTTAGGTAGTATGTTATTTTAACACGATCTAATGCTTCTTGTAAAGCAGGATTGGTCTTTGCCGCACGATGAATATTTCCCCAGAGCTGAGATTCTTTTATATCATCGTGAAGACTTTTTCTCTTTTCGCTCTCTGAATGAATGACCCGTTCAGTTGAACCCATATCTCTGGCATATACGGTTTCACCCTTGTCCTGGCTTTCAAATATTCGAGTCATTTACCAACACTTAGTATAATCTACGAGTTCATTTTGACGGCTCACTTCTTTGACAAAATAAGCACATCTAGGATTGTCACCGGCTTCTAATGGAGTGCATAACAAATGTCCGGGACGCATTTTAGGGAAATACCATTTGACATCTTGATACACATCAATGATGTCGATATCTAAAAATTCTGGACGGAAGCTGCCGCGAGGATTGAAACAGAAAGTTTTAAAACCTCGATCATTCAAACTGGTCAGCGGTAGTACTTCCATATCAGGACCCTCTGGATCACCTACGATAGTACACCAATCTAATGGCATGCTGAGTTCGTGAGGGCCTATTTTTAAGACTACCGCGGGACCGGTAAAACTTTCTAAAAATATCAAAGGTATAAAAAAGTGATCGGGGTTTGAGCTGTCGCTGTTATCAAGAATAGCAAATCTAAGGTCATCATCGATCTCGCTAGGTAGATCGTTTAAGAACATGGTCTTGTTGTCTAAGGTTAAAATTTGCATAGTTATGTTTCGTTTTTGTTAATTGCAAATTTTGATTTTGCATAGAATGCAGCGAATGTAAAATCCCAAACCATAAATTTTTGGTTGAAAATTTCTTCGGTCATCACGTTGAATGATAGTTCGATAGGACGCTCAGTTAAAGGTACCAGTTGAACCATCGGAGTTCCTGCTTTTAATATTTCTTTTCTAGGTTTCCCGTCAGTTTTCCATAATGTATTGATATGTGTTTGGTGTGTATATTTAAATTCAGTCATACCCGGCACTACGGTAAATTGTTGTGGGTCTTCGTACGACCAAACATTCTGAACCCATACAAATGGTACAGGTTCTTTGCAGGAGAAAAACCACGGGCTTGAAAATTTAATACTCTTATAACCGGGCCAAGCACCGGGCGCTTGTAATTCCAAGTCATGCGCTGTTGCACCCACCTGATTGGATTTTTTTGGCCAATCAATATTTTCAATACTAGTTTCTCCAATTTCTATAGAATAGTCCGACCACAAGGGCAATGAAATACCCTTGCCATATAGATGATGTAGCCCCGGACAGCCCTTTACAGTTTTATATGGCTTCTGTTTATTAGACAAATTACCAAACCATTTTGGCAACGACTCCTTCATCAAGGTAGGTGGAAACATATCTATCAGTTGGCCACACGGTCCGTAAATGTCTATTTTTAGTTTTTCTTTTTTCTTAAAGATGTTATACATATTTTACTTTTTCAATCGTAAATGGATATTTGGCTTCTTTATAAAATCTCTTTCTTTCTGTCAGGTGACGTTTGGCGTATTTGCTGGCTGCTGTTACATCCCAGATAGTTACGAAATCTTTGTCGTCTGCTTTTCGAATACCTCGCCCAATCGACTGTATAACTCGTACAAAGCTCTTTCCGGGCTCCAGAAGAACCAGATTAAAAATCCTAGGAATATTAATACCCACAGCGGCCACACCGTAAGTCGCCACAATAATCTTATTGTCAACTGTCTTAATTTCATCATATTCTGCTTTTCTATCTTTAGTTTTAACTTCGCCCGATACAAATACTGCATCAGTTAATTTCTCTGCCATAGTTTTGCCAGACTCGATCCTATTGACTAAGACCAGTGTATTTCCCGTTTCTGAAATTCCCTGTATCAATGAGCACAAATAATTCATGCGAGTTGGATCAGTTACTAGATATTTCAGTTCTTCCGCATAACTACCGAACTCTTTCCATTCAGCGGTTTGTATAATATTGACATGGCAGTTACTAAGCACTCCGGCCTCTTGTAGAGTATGTGCAGCAACTCTATTAACTACCTCGCCCAAACTTGCACGGATGCTTTGGAACTCATGTTCGGCTTTGGGTATAGTGCCAGTCAATCCCCACCGAATTGGTGTCCTTGAAAGATTGCGAGTCAGTAGATTTTTTAACACTTCAGCTTTGGCCATATGCACTTCATCGACCATAACGCATTGTACATTATCCAATAACATTTCTAATCGAGCACACGCCGCTTCGTCCCAATTTTTAGAATTTTTATCTAGTATGTTCAAACTCTGCCAGGTACAAATTGTATGCGTCTTGTCTAGATCTTTCCTATCACCGTAATACACACCTACATCTAATTGACAGTTGACAAAATCCTCTTCAGTTTGTTCCACTAGACTTTTGTTTGGAACGATAGTTATAGTGCGTCCATACTTTTCACAAATCTTCGACAGCGTGGCAGTAGTAATAGTTTTACCAAATCCTGTGGCAATTTCTTGAATGCATTGAGGATTGGCTAAAAATTTATTGATAACATCCACTTGGTCATCGCGCAGCACAATCTTCTCTCCGGCAAATCTATGTCCTTCGGGCCATGTTTGGTCTCCCCAAAAGTCCTCAAAGATTTCAGGAAATTCTAAGGGCTCACTAGTTCGATGATCTTCTACTTCGATGTAAAAATTCTTGCTTTCTAGATATTCTAACACCGGACCTAGCATACTCATATAGGTAGTACCGCCTAATCCAAAGAAGCTGATGCTACCATCCCACCTACCTAGTTTATAGCTGGGCCTAAATCGAGCAGATGGATCCTCATATTTGAATTTTTTGACCAATGCCTTGCGTGTATCTAAGTCTAGATTTTCTATCTTAACATTGACTTCATCTTTAATAACAACTTTACATGTGGCCAAAATCTGATCCCTTTTGTTTTTCTAGTTCAAAGTATACTACATTTTGATGATTTTTTGCATATTCTCTTAGGGTATAATGGGCATTATTAAATCCAACATTCACCACGCTGTTGAATCGTATTCCAGATTCAATCAATGGTTTAGGTAACTTACCACTTACAAACACTACCTGTGTCTCTTCAGAAATAGGGTTATTTAATGAATGATTTTTAACAAAATCATTAAATTCTCTGCCGGTTTCGCTGCTTAATCTGAACAAAACACTCATTTTTTTATCGGTTATTCCTATATCACTTAGCACAGTATGTATTTGCTGTATCTTACGGTATTCGCTTCCGCCCGGAATGATAAACAACATTGGTCCTAAAAATCTCGCCATGTTTCCTAAACAACAGATGCCATTTCCATCCGCTGATAACTTAGTTGTAGCTCGATAATCTGATTTCAAGAATTCCCTAGTGGATTCATCGACATAATCGCTGTTTATAAAATCATCAATCGTTTCATCCCACATGGTAATACCATACTGTCTAGCAGCAAATACTGCTTCTAATATATTTCCAGTTTTGATTTCTGGCATAGTTTTAGGAGCGTTAGTAATAGCCAATCTCCCATCTCTAGCAGTCAACATGGGAATATGATTTTGAAGATTAGAAACAATTGGTTCTAACTGATCGGAGTAATTTTGAAATTCCATATCAATATCAGCACCAGTATTTTTAAAATGATCTGATAAGAATTTAATGTTTGGCTCATTCAAACAGAACGACCATGAAGACTTTTCCTTGCTCCATACCACAAGATTATCATGATTTTGATTTTTGAATTCTCTGATTTCTGCAATCATTTTCTCATCATAGGGAAAATTAACTTCGATAACTCGATGTAAGTATTCATCATCAACTATTTTAATAATTCGACTGTTCACTGATTTCCTAATTGTATTACGAAATTTTGGATTTTCTAAAAATGGCGTAACATCTTGTTTGGCGTGTAAGGAAAGAGATGAAGCATATCTTTTACATATTCTCAAAGCCAATGCCGACTGCTTTTCAGTGAAGCCGGTAAGATCGTGGATCTGTGTGTAGAAGCTGACAACAACACCCTTATCCCATGCGTTCACTGGCACACGATTGTGTATTAGAGATATGATTAAGTCTTCAATGTACATAGCACTATTATACACTCATAATGAGATATCTTCAAGACCCGCAGCCCTTAATTTGATAATATTGCTCAATTGCCATTGTTTGATGTCTAAGCCTTTGATGATGCCCAGCCATTGATTCCTCAACATGGCAAACTCGTTGATAACTTTTTCCATATCTACAACATCAGGCTCGCCTTCGGCAAACTTTTCGCAGTCTCTACTACTCAGCGCACGTTGATAGTTTTCTAGATATTTTCTAAAAGTTTTGGATTTGATTCGACGTAGTTCGATGTTAAGATATTCTAATACAGCTTCAATTTCTTGAAGCTGATTAAATCTCTGTTCAACGATTCCAGGCAAGGCGGCAGAAGCTTTTTCCACACTGCCGTGGATTTTAACTTCTCGCCGCGCAAGTTCTATTTCATTATAGTAATGATCTAGACAATCTGGAAGGTGTGCTATGTCCTTGCTGACTTTAGCATACCAGGACATTGTTAGTCCTCTTCTTCGTAGTAACCGTCGTCGTCTTCGTAATCATCGATTTCACCCTCATCGATGACCAATGCGATTGCTTCATCTAAGGATGAATCATAACCCACTAATGATTTCAGTACATCAGTTTCAACATCCTTACCTAATAAGAAATCTACAAAATGATTTGCAGCGGTGTCCTTATTTTTATCAGAGATATATTCTTTGAACACATCCCAGATTTCAATGATTAGATCTTCTTCCATTATGCTTCCTCTGTTTCTTCTATAGTTATTGGTGTTGCTGTTTCTTCCCACTCAGCCATAATTGTAGTTAGTCCATCTTTGTCATTACTGTTCCACGCTTTGCGGAATTGCTTGATGATTTCGCCATCCTTAGTTGTGTAAACAAGACTGTTGCCTTCTTTCTTCAACTTGCCTTTGGCTTCAAACAAATCAACTAAACCACTAAATGGGCTCATACCCGTCGAATATGGAATCTCAACTTGTACTGATTCAAAAGGTTTAGCATAGCGTGTTTTCATAATCTTACAGGCTGAACGAATACCATTTATGGTGGTAGTTTTGTTACCATCTTCGTCGGTCTTCAATTTCAATTTACGCATAGCAACTACAATAGAGCTAGCATAGATAAAACCTTGTCCACCTGAGATTTTGTCATCTGGATCAAACATGTCCTGACTTGCGTATGTGTGATTAGTACAAACTAAACCAACATTCCAGGAGCCAAACATGTTCACGCAGTTACGAACGAGACTTGTCAGTGCCTTGGGCTTGCGGCCCATATCACCCTTCATCTCGCCTGCTTCGAACTGATTCACATCAGTAGGAGTCAACAACATACCCAAACTATCAATGACAAAAAGAATCTTTGGACGAGATTCTTCTGGCATCAATTTGTATTCTTTCATGAATTCAGATATAGTTTTTGCTACATCATCGATCATGGCCATGTTAAGTTTTAGCAGTTTATCTTCATTAGTATCAACACCTAAATCAATCAACCATTTTTCGTCTAGCGCATTTTCGCTATCAACTAAGATAACAAATATACCCGCTTCTTGGGCATGTCGAATAATGTTTCCAGAACAGATATAACTCTTTCCAGCACCACTTTCGCCAGCGAACACCGTAACCTTACCTAAAGGAACTCCCCTAAAGAAGTCCCCCGAGATGAGATAGTTTAATGCATAGTTTCCGGTAGAAATCCAATCAGTTGGATCGTTAAATCCAATACCAAGTCCATCAATAGACTTAGTGATAGACTTCCGGAACTTGCTTATATCAAAAGCCTTTCCCATTGTCTATCTCCTAATTATTGAGCTTGCTGACGATTGCGAATCATTGCAATAATGTCTGCTGCACGTGAACCTGCTTCGCCTGCTGGTTTGGCTGCTTCTGATGCAACCACTTTAGCGGGTGTTGCTGCCGCAGGTTCAAAAGGGATATCGTCATCCTCAATTGGTGCTGCTACTGGAGCAGGACGAGCTGCTGGCGCTGCCGCTTCGTTACGTGCTTGGAAGTTACCTTTCATACCATCGGGTTTGTAGTATTGTCCCCAACGATCCATATCAAATGCTTCACCATCCACTGATGCTGTGAACATTTCTTTAATGCAGTTTAATTCTGCATCGTTAGGCTTCTTAGGAAGGAACGATTTCAAATCAAACAAACCATACTGCTTGACTGCTGCCAATTCGTCAGTAGTCAATGCACGTTCACGACGTGACCAGCTGGATGTTGTATAGTCAGCATAACCACCCTTAGATGTTTTTGCGATCTTGAAATCCAAGCCACGAACAAAGTCAGTGGGCATTTCTTCAATCTCATTATCCATCAGTGCATTCTTAACAATGTTAAAAATTTGGCTGCTCATGATAAAGCGACGGATTGGATTTTCAGGAACTTTGTCTTCCTGCATTTGTGAATTGATTACAAGTCCTTGGAACAAGTAACTTTTCTTTTTCCAGTACTTGCGACCCATATCTTCCAAAGATTTGTCTTTGAACCACGGACGGACTTCTGTCAATACTGGGCATTGCTCTCCCCACATTTCCATACAAGGAACCTGCACAGTAACGGGTTTGCTGTTGGTGTCACCTTTGACTCCGGCGAAGGGCAATTTGATCATTGCACGTTCAATCCAGAAAAAAGTATTGTTAGTATCTGCGTCTGGAAGGAAACGAACTGTTGCTGTTTGTCCCTCTGCAATGTTCCAATGGGCAAATATGCCATTGTCTCCACCGCCTGTGCCAGTATTTTGTTGTGAAGAAGCTTGTAGCTTCGCGCGAATTTCTGCTAAAGTTGCCATAATGTTTTTCCTTAATAAATGTTATATTATGCCTCTTCTTTCTAGCCAACTGACTAAAAAGAAAAATGTGTGCATACCATTAAGTATACACACATCTATTTATACCTGCAACCTAAAAAGGTGCAATAATTTGGGTTATTTTGCCAATCCGGACAGCTTCAAAATATCTGCAAATTCGGCGCTTTCTTGTTGTTGCTGTCTACGATTTGGACTAGCCATCGGCGGCTTGCCGTGTTGAGCATGTGATGGAACGCCTGCACTTTTTTGCAATTGGCGTAGTAATTCATCATCGCCGGGTGCAACTCGATCTAGCACTTTTTTACCAATCTCTCTAGCTTTGCTTAGGATACCTTCCTCTGCTGATGTCATAATATTGTTACCAGGAGCATGACCGTTAGTGGTCACATCACCGATGGCTTCTACCTTAGCGCCCATGTGACGCATGATTTCTCTAATACGCGCCAATCCATCGTCACCCACTGGTCCGTGGTCTCGTTCTTTACTTAATTTTTCCATAAACTGCAATGCCAGTTGTTCAGACATTTCGCCAGCTTGCTCGCCAAACTTTTCGGAAATTTCTTTCTTAACTTCTAAAGCAATATTTTCCTTGCCGTTGAATGCACCAACTTGCATGTTGTCTCTATTAAAGCGTCCACTGACTAGTTTGGCAATTTCTTCAAACATAGTGCCCTGTGGTTGCTCCGGCTCTTCTCCCGAATCTTCTTCACCTTGCTCAGGAGGAGCTGCTGCTGGATCTGCTTCAGGCTCTGGTGCAGGCTCTGCTGCTGGTTCTTGACCGGGCGGCTGTTCGGTGTCAGTCATTCCCATGCGTTGCATTAGTCCCGGATAGTTATGATCATCCTCAGCCCAAGATTTCAACACTTGGAATGGGTCTGCATTCTCATCGCCACTGGCAGCATCTTTTAATTTAGTCTGAAGATCCATGTTGTCTAAGCCATAGTCACTAAAGAACATGATAGCTTCGCTGCCATCCTGACCCAACTTCAATTCTGGCTTACCATCATCTCCCGTGGGTAATTTGGCAACTGCGTCAGCCAATTGTCCTATTTGGTCATCGGTGATCTCACCACTCTCTGTGGCGGTTGCCCATTCTTCAAAAGCATTAATGCTTTCTGCTGGAGACATTCCGCGCTGTGCCAATGCTCGAGCAGAATCCATGCCTGTACGATTTGGATTGTTTGGTTTGTTGAAGTTGGATGTTGTGTCTGGTTCAAACGGTGGTTCTTCACTACTACCTTCTTTTGGCAAGTCGCTGAGTTGATCAGGAATGTAATCCTCATCGTAATTTAAACGATATCGAATCTCTTTTGAACTCATTCCATTTTTCTTCATGTATTGAACCATTAAATCAATAAGTTCGTTTTCTTTGTCTGGACTGTATTTTATTCCATCACGCGCCATTTGTTGGCCAATTCCTAATCTATTCGTGTCTTCGTTAGATTCTTTGACAAATTCTTCGAGGTCAACGGTATTAGCCTCACCCATAATTCTGTGCAGTAATGGGAAGTAACCCGATAGTTCTTCTTGGAAACTAGTTTGTGTAAATTTGCTCTTGTAATCTTCCATGGTGACGGCATCCAATTCAGTCACTGCTGCATCTTGCGGCTCTTGGAATTCCGACATCCATTGTTGATAGTGATGACGCTTGCTCAACATGCCCACACGGTTCTTTAATTCTGACAGGTGTGCCATTGCACGCTCAGTGATGCCAGTTGCATCAGGATGTAGGGTTGCTGAGTTTACTTTACGATGAAATTCACCTAACTTGGCAATTTGTTCGCTCATGTCGATGATGGCCTTGCCTGCTGGATCATGAGGAGTACCGCCGTGGTCCACATGTTGTGCCATGGCAAACGCACCTGCCGGATGAATAAATGGATATTTGAATCTTTCGCCATCACAATTTTGAATAAAAATTGCTTTGATATTTTTACGCTGACTACGGGCGCCTGCGTATGTTTCGTCTACTGGATTTGCGTGGCGCACAATAACTTCAGTCTTGCCTTGAACAGCACGGCTAGTTTTACGTGAGCTTTTTTCGCTCCAACGGGATTCGTTCATAGTGGTCATTTCTGGTTCTTCCTTAGGGCCTTGTGTAGCGGCCAAATGTTGAAAATCGTTTTTATCGAGATTCGTTTTAGTTATGTCTCTTGTATCAAATCTAAGTTTTCTGCGCATGGCGAAAAATCTCATTTCACGCAAGAAACTGTACCAATATTTCTTAACAGGATCATCTTGATTTTCAGTGATACCTTGGCTGTAATATACTTTCAAGCTGCCTAGATCACCTAAGCTGATGCTGACTCGTCCTAAATTTGTGCCTTCTACAACAAAATCGAAATCAAAGTAGTAAGCACTCGAGGGGTCAATTGTAACACCACCTGCATCATCGCCCATTTCTAGGTTTGAGAAGCGGCTTCTGATCTTGTCAAAAAGATCCTGGGAGATAATTTTAATAGCGTCCATACTGTATTTAGTTAATTTGAGTCATTAGAACGGCGTGCTGATATATATGGGCATGGGCAAATCGTGCGCTTCTAATCCATCTTGATCCCGCATTTTATCGTAAACTGTTGGATCCCATTCCTGCAAAGTCATGATCATTCTCACGGCCAGCAGCATAGATGCCACTAGATCATCTGTATGTCCGGCTTTGGCTTTGAATGTAACACCCTCGCCTACGTAGGTTTTTAACTCGCTGATGAAGGATTTACTACGTATTTTGAGTTTTTTAGTTTCGATCATCTGCTTTAATTTTGCGCAGGCTGAGATTTTACTATTATGAGTAGTATTAAATCCTTTACGGAATCTTCTAACATGACCACGCTTCACTGGCTCGCTTAAAAACAAGCCAGCAAATGATTCTTCGCCCAATGCTTCGATAGCAATCAATGCGCTTTCTCCCAGGGTATTATTTTCCACACTGTAGTAAATGCTAGATGTTACACCCGCTGCTTGACATTTCCCCTCAATGTGATTCACTATATCTCTTAATATTCTAACCTGTGACTGCACTGGCGTTTGGTTATGATGCCACTCTGCTACTTGATCCATGCTAGGCACTTCTATCACTTCGATAGCAGCGTTATCTCCGCCAGTTCCCAAGCTGGGATCTAAGCTGACGATGTAGGTGCTTGAGGGATTGATCTTTTTATACCAACGTGCTTGGCCCATTTTCATAGTGGGCTCTTGACCCTCTAAGGCAATTAGACAAGATGAGCTGATAAGTGTTTCATCAAAGATTAAGAACTTGCATTCGTGCTCACGATCAAATCGATCTTCCCCCAATTGACTGCGCATTTCGCTAGCCCATTTTTCATCACGATCCGGATGTTGATTCCATATGGCCATATAGGGATAATACCCGTTTTTGCCTAACTTGGTGGTATTACCATACTCGTCAATACGCTTATTGGCTTCATTCCAAATTTGTGCAAACTGATCTTCGTCACTGTTTGGTGTACTGGTAATAATGGCCTTACCACCAGTTGCCAGTGTAGGAGCGATAGATGTCCAAAACTCTACAGCAATATTAGGTTCAACATAGGCAAACTCGTCACAGTATAGTAATGATACAGACATACCACGACCTGTTGTTTCAGTAGTTGTCTGCGCTACAATACGTGACCCATTCTCAAATTCGATACTTTGCTTGTTGTAGTTAATAACACCTGCCCGTATCCAGTCTGGGCAAGTCTCATACGCATACCTTAGACGCTGCATGATTTCCTGTGCGCCAGTGTATTTGTGGGCACAAATAAGTATTGTGCTGTCGGGCATAAACATCGCATACCATAACAAGTATCCCACAGCAGTAGTAGTCTTACCCATCTGCCTGCCTAACATGTTAACGCTATATCTGTTGGTGTGATAGCTGTGTAGCAGTTCTTCTTGATATCCGTATGCGTCGTATTTGATTCTACCTAGTGTGGCATGCTGTATAAAGAAAAAATTCTTTAAAAAATATTCAGGACCTGTAACAGGATCTTGACATTTCAATAGATCCTCAATGTCTTTTTCAGTCCACTTCTGAGTCGTGTTGGCTTTCTTAATTAGAACGCCGTCGAGATTTTTGTTTGCCATATCTTTATTTACTGAAAAAAATAGCCTCCGAAGAGGCTATTGGACAAATAGATCGTAAATTATTTGTACTTGTTGAATTTATCTTGAATTGGCTCAAGATCTTCCCCGTCACGTCCGGCCTTGGCCAAAGCCATCATACCTTTCTTGCCATACTTTTCATAACCTTAGCTGCACGGCTCATTGTCTTGCCCTCGCCTTCGCTAACGAATTTTTCGTATTCTGACATTAAAGATTCGTATGTAGCAACTGGCTGTGTGCGTACACGTGGACGGGCATCGTGATCTTTTGGAACATTGCCGCCACCTGCTGGATTCTTATCCATGTCTCCATGAGCTTGGAATGCACCGTAGTTTTCAGTTTCTGGATTTGGAGAATTATCGTAACTTTCGTCAGTCTCCTCTTCGTCTTTTTCTTTATCATGATCATCCATGTCGTGATCGCCGTCATTATCAAAGTCGCCGTGTGCTTTGCTTACATCATCGCCGCCCTCGTCATCCATTGGATTTAGCTTGTCGATCATGGAACGCATTGTATCGCCGCCGCTCATTGGCTCAACTTTAACTTCTGGCTCAGCAGTCATGATTTCAATGCCAGGTGCATCGCCCATTTCGCCCGGTGCATCTTGTTTAACACCTGCCAATTGCATAATGGTGGCTAGCATGTTTGCCAGTTCATCGCCGCTGCCTGCTGTAATGTTCATGCTAGCAGGTGTGCTTGGCTTTTCCATTCCACCCATGCTGCCCATCATGCCCATTGGTCCGCATTCTTTTATACCGGCGCTTTCTTTAATAACATTGGGGTTTGTTGAATCAAGTTCAGCCAAACGCTTCATTACGTCGATCATTTGCATAATTTTATTTCCTTGTATCGTTTTCGGCGCTTTGCATATAACTAGCAGGAGCAGTTTCTGGTATGATTTCGCCGCGTGCTCTGCGTTGCAATTTTAAGATATCGTTGAGTTCTTTGACAAACCCACTATTATATTTTGAACCGTAGTAGTCATCAAAATTTGCATTTGGTGCCTCTTTGTATTCACTGTCATTTAATAGTGCGCCTTCGCGTTTGGGTTCTTCACGCTGGTATTCTTCGCTAGGCATGCCAGGAGTTACTACTGCCAACATGGATGGATTGACTGCTAATCCTGAGCCCAAATACTCTTTCAATTCTTGTGGGGTAGTGGGATAGTTTACTGTGACTTCAAAAATAGAAACTTCGCAGTTTCTAATTTGTGGAAAGTCCAGAGGAAACTTTTGTACTGGCGTCACGCTTAACTTTTTAAAAGCATCTACTTGAAATTTCTCAAGCATAGTCTGTAATTTAGTTTCTTGATCGGCAGAGAAATCGCCTGCTACCTTGACACGAAAATTGTATTTTTTGTCAGCGATAGATTCTGATAGATATTCTTTAAAATTTTTCATGATACTTTATTTATCCAATTTCTTTAATCTTTCTAGGATACTATTGCGATCTGTTAGGATGTATCCCTGCCCTTCTACAGTATTTCCACTCTCTTGGTTACCGTTTTTCTTTTCAATTGCCAGCTTCTTCAGCTGTAGATCAACCATTTTCAACTTCTTGTCGATCTTGTTGGTCTTGGCAGCGATGGCAGCAGTCATCATCTGTGCTGCGATTTCAAACATCCTAGCGCCGTATTTTGGTTCTACATTCATGCCTAGATCCATTAAGTCATCGTAGGCCTGTTCGGCCTTGCTGGCAAGTCCGTCGAGCTCCATATCACTCATATCACCTAGTCCTTTTACTCTAGGCAATGCTGCTGCAATTTTATCAAATTCTTCCAGCTGATCCTGTAGATCGATTATAGGAGTTGCGGCTGTTTCCTCAACCTTGGGTATTACTAGAGGGTCTTTGTCCTCAGGCAAGTCAAAAATTTCATTAAGTCGTTTGGTCATAAACTTACTTATTTCTTTCTTTTGGGATTGTGGTATATATCGGATTCATTTATGATACGAAATTTGATACCTTTTTCGCCGCACCATTTGCTGGCAGCAGACCATTTGGCTATATTCTTGACATACTGTGCTTGATTGTAGGGATTTTTTCCTACCTTTTCTATCAGCGTTTGATTGGCAGGCTTGATCTCAATCATCTCTACCATTTCTTTCTTGGACTTATCAATGTAAGTGATTAGAAAGTCCGGAATGTAAACTGTCTGCTTGCCAGTCAATGGATCCTTGTAGGGAATTTTCACCGGTTCGCTGGACCATTTTTTGACGCTTTCATTAGTATCACAGAAGTTCATGAAAGTGAATTCCCAGCTGCTTCTAAATCTAGGCTCGCCTAGTCCAACATATTTGTCGGGATTTTTTATTTTATAGACGCCTTGACTGAATTTTAAGCTCATGCTATGCTAGAACGTTTCTTGCCGCTACATCTTTAGGACTAAAAGCTAGAGAAAATCCTAAGAAACTAGTTTTATATCTGTTGTAATTTAATAGTGTAGTGGCAAATGCGCTGATTTCAACTGCATCATAACCGCCCAGTGTATCTAATACAGACATGGGGTTTAACCTATCTTTCTTTGACTGTGTCATGATGATGACTGCTATGGTCTGAGCAGCATTTTGTTCAAACCCTCTTGCGGTAAAAAATCCAGTTATGGCATTTAGTGTGCCTGAATGTAGCTCTATGGGATTGGCAAAATAGTTATTGAATGCCTGGACTGTTGCGTCAGACGATTTAATGTTGCCGTAGGGTATGTTGGTTAATGC